TTGCGCCAGATTATGCGGCGAGCGAGCATATTTTACTAGCTAAAGTGGGCGCAGCCGTAACGTCTGATGGGTTTACCGACATTATATACCACGACATAAACACAGCGGCGCGTGGATGGGCAACGGCGGTGGATCTATAATGCAATACCTTGGCGATAAATCAGCACAAAGTCACACTGCAGGAAGCGCATTCCAATGTGCCTGGACTGGTGTTTTTGTCGGGCTTAAAGAAAATATAGACTACGACATATATTTAAAGGCGGGCAATAAGAAACCGCCCACAATAATAGCTTCTATATCATCCGTTACGCATGACTATGCAAGGCTTTCTTGTGTTAATTGGCAAGCGGGCATTGTCCATGTAAACGCGCAAGAGGTATCTAGTGGTGACTGGTATATGCACGTTTATAATTTTTCTGGTGTAATGCTTTACCGGTTCAATGTTCCCTTGGTGGGAACTAAGTTTGGCGGGTGGCACTTTCCGCACGGTACAACAACACCAAAATTATCACGATTTATATTTAGTGGAGGGTGGAAGATTCAGACGAGAGGATCAGACGGGGTGGATTATGGATCTATCCCTTTAACAATATCAGGCGTGGTATGGGATGGCTTGCAGGCGCACCAAGAATATGACCCAAGAACAGAGTATATATATTTCAATGAGAGTCTTAGCGTATCTCCTAGACCTTACTATCTATCAAGAATAAAAATAGACGGTACGGGTTATGAAATTATAAAGCTGCTAGGATACGATATAGGGCCATCAACACTCTACGGCAACTGGCAAAAAGGAAACATAGTCTTCTGGAATCCAAACTTGACCCCCCAATACTCACAAATAAACACTGACGGGACTGGATATGAGGAGCTTCCTACGGGGGCTGGTTTTCTTAGAAACAGTATCACTGGCGGGGCGATGAGTAAGTCTTTATCGCCTTTTGACACGCATATTGTCAACAATTTCAACAAAGAAGCAGGAACGGAGTCTAATAAAATAGGGGCGCATGGGCAATATACAGACGTTCCTATTGATATATTCTTATGATTTATACAACTACAACATACCAAGGATCAGCGCTCTGGCTCATCGACTGGGCTGGGCAAGGCTCTGGCTCGTTTGAGATCTGGCTTGATGGCGATGTGATCGAAGTTGTGCCCGAAGGCGTGTATCAATACACATACAGCGGACTAAATACGCTCAGCACCAACGACGACTACGAAAGCACCGCGCCGCCCATCGAAGTATGGGATACTACCGAAAGCGGCACGCCAACAAGTCAGGCGCAACCTGCGTATGTCTTCTTACAGTGGCACAGGGTCGCAGATGCAAGCTATTACAAGATCGAGCGGTACACAGGCGGCGCATGGGGCGAAGTTGCACAGATGCCAGAAACAGGATCGCAGGGTTATTATCAATATCACAGCAGCACGCTAGTCGATAAAACGGCAGGACAATACCGTGTAAGCGCATACGACAGCGCGGGCAATACGCGCATACCAATAGAGGCCGATTTTGTGATCAGATGCTTACCAGCGACACCAAGCGTAACAGTATCCTGGAACAGCGGCACAGGCGAAGTGGAGGTCTCATAGCATGGCGACGGCACATATAAACGAAGACGCTATCGCCCTGCTAATATCAGGCGACCATACCAACACAGATCCGCAACTGGCAAGCAATAGTTTAGGTGGTACGCTTACGCATCGCGAAGTCACGCGAAACGCGGCGCACATTTCAGGCGCACTTGTTAGCGTGGCTGTGCTACAGATCGCGGGCAACAATTCAACTGGTAACGGCTACATATCTGCGACAACAGTCGACACGCTAACTTATACAGCGCCAGGAGACACAGCTGGCGCGGCGGTTACTATAGCGGCGGGCGAAACCAAGATCTTACAGAGCGCAACCACGACCGAATGGATCAGGGTATACCGCGACCGCGATGGCTTGGATCTTGATGGCGATCTCACACTCGATATTATCAACACTTATAATTCTTTGCACTCTTTCCGCGACATCACAACGGCAGAGCAGAGCTCGGGTGCTACGGTGTACCGTGCTGGATTCATTGCCAATTATAGCGGTGAAACTGTTAGCAATTTAAAGGCGTATCTAAACACGTTAGGCACACAAGCGACCAGCGACGGCGGGCAACTTGGCGCAAGCGGTAGCGGCACAATCACGACCACGGGCACGCTTGCAGATTGGCCCGAGGCGGGCTGGTGTCGTATCGTAGATAGCGGCGGCACGCTCAGGGAAATAGTATACTACACCAGCAGAACGGCTACAGTTTTAACAGTACCGAGCGCGGGGCGCGGCTTACTCGATACAAGCGCGGCAGCAGGGGCGGCAAGCGACACGCTTGACGCAGTTCCGGGCGTGGCCTTAGGCTACGAAGTGCCCGACAGCGACGGCGCGATCCAGACCATAGCAAGCGACACCACAGCACCCAGCGCTATAACATGGTCAACAGAGATCGGCGCAACGAACGCGATCAGTTTGTCCAACCTTTACCGTAACACAGCGCAAGGGCTTTGGCTTCGTTTAGAGATTCCTGCGGGCGCGACGTACACGACAGCGCAGCAAAATGCGATCACAGTACAACACGACTACGACAGCACAACCTATACCGACACCACAAACGGATTTTATAGAATAGCAGACGCAGCGCAAGATCGCTACGAAGTGTGGATAGGTGAAGACGCAGCACCAGACCTGAGCGCGGCAGCGGATGCTACGGGAGCGTTGACGCTATCCGTTGCAGTGGCGAACCCGTCAAGCGGAACAAAAGACATAAACGTAACAACGCGCAAACGAAATGACATAGGGCTGCTGAGCCAAAACAGCGAATATAACACTATCACTATTGATAGCGGCGGCAACGATGTTACCAAAGCGTTAAGTACACCGACAGGGCTAACGCTAACGGCGCAACCTGCAAGCGAGATCTTAATAGAGGCAACATATAACGCGGGCGCAGACGTTTCCCCAGCGGATACTTGGAGCGTATACCTAACGAAGACTGGCGTGGATCCAGACATTACGACGGACACGCCCACACAGTACACTATGTCGGCAAGCGGTACACCCGGGGACATAGACGGATCCTTCCCTTCGGGCGGTACTGGCTCATCCTTCACACTGTCCGAAGCAGTCGGGCCATATAACTGGGGCGATGATGTGCGCGTAGTAGTAACGGCAGAGCGCAGCAGCGACAGCGAGGAAAGCGCAGGGACAGCGGTGGTGCAACATACCATTAACAATGTTGTGCTAGGTGTACCGGGTTGCATGACTGTACTCGCTGGCGAACAATATATAAATGTTCCAGCCGTTGCAATGTTTGACGAAACCGAAACATTAAGCGCGGGCGTATACTTCCGATTGATACCAGGCGAGACACAATTCTGGAGCGGTAGCACTTTAATATGGCGGGCGCTTTGGCTTTCTTCAGGCGTGTCGCGCTTATACATCGATGACTCCTGGGCACTGTCGAACGTTACGCATAGCGCAGCGGGCACGAGCGACAATGTGGAAGTAGTAAGCGCAAACGAGATTTATTTAAACGTGAACAGCACGCGGCGCGTTAAGATTGACGTAAGCGCAAAAACAATCGAGGCCGACAGCTTCGATGTATGGGATGGAACACTTACTTACGACACACGGGCGGCTACAGGTTGGCCCGCGACAGGATCAACAACGTCGCAAATGTGGATGGAAGTGTACGACCCAGCGGCGTGCAAATTGCGCGAGTATATAGAAGTGGACACAGCGGGCAAACTGCTAACAGAAACACCAATAATTCAGGAGCTTGGATAGCATGGCAAACAATACTTTTAAAGATTCAGATTTTAATGGCGGTAGTACAGCGGCGGGCGGTAGCGGTGGATCTTCTGTTGACAGCGTAAACGGAATCACTACCGATCTTGCGCTTGACGTTGTTGGTAACATAAGCGGCGATGGCAATATAGTAGCTGGGGGGTATTTGCAAACTAGTAGCGGCACGAATTATACAAAGGTTTCCCAATCTGGTGTCTCCACAAAGTACTCAAGCGTAGCGACTAGCGGGCAATCTACTATTGATTTCGATGCAACAATAAGCGACGGATCGAGTAATGCACAAGTGCGCTTTCTTCGCAATACGACCACCAGCGGCACAAAAGCGCTGCGCGTATACGACGGATCAACAGTAACGCACGATTTGAACGCGGGCGCTGATTATTTCAGCATCACCGGAAAATTAACAGTAGGGACAAACCTACAAGTCAACGGCACATATATAGCAGCGCCCACTGCGGCAAGTGCGCCAGGATCGCCATCTGCTGGTTGGTATTATTTTGATACAGGGCTCAACACTTTCAATGTTTACAACGGCACTGCGTGGCATTCTGCTGGCGGTTCGCCTAGCGCATGGGGAAAGCTGTTTTTTTCAAACACAACAACACCGTCAACAGTAACAATAGGCACGGCGGGTACGCCTGTCCAATTTTCGGCATTTACGGATACCGGCGACGATGGTACTCTAGTTGACGCGAACACGACAGACGACGACTTTACGATAGGCACAAACGGTGATGGTGATTATATGATTAGTTGGAACGCTTCCTATACTCTAGCGGGCGGTGGCGGCACGCGCGATACTGAAGTCGCTGTGTTTATAAATGGTACGGAGGATGCTGGCACGTTAGCAGCGCGATCCGTAACGGCAGGATCCTATGCTTCAGTCTCTGGGGGTGACATAGTCTCCTTAAGTAGCGGCGATGACATTGATATACGTTTCACAAACTTAGACACCACAACAGACATTGAGGTCGCTATTGTATCGATCAGGATTGAAAGGGTGTAAGTAATGACACAAGAACAAGAACAGGTTTTAGCTGGTGTTCACCATGCGCTCAGGCAACTACACGCGACGGCGGACACACACGCCGCGCTAGAAAAAGACATTTTAAAAATAAAGCAATGGCTTGATGCCAAAAGGAGTTTTAAAAATGATTGACAGCAATTTGAGAGCATTCCAGAAAGCAGCGCGAGAAGTGCGCCTGGCTGGCGGTGAATTGGAAGACAAGACCAACGCCGTTATTGACGCGGGCGCAATCCAGGAGGAAGCGGTGATCGCGCTATCGGCGGAGCAGACAAACCAAGCACTCACGTTGCTTCTTCCCTTGCTTGAGCGCGTAGAACTGGCAGCAGCAAACTTGCGCGTGGTTTACGATGCTGAAGAGTAGTATGATCAAGATAACGGCATTAGAGGAGTGATTAAGGGTATGGATAAAGCCACAATGCAGACTCTGGAATCGCATAGCTTCAAAATACTTATAACCGTGGTCATGGCGGTTACAGCGGTATTTTGGAATATCTCTAGCCATAACACAGAAGTAAGTCAGGAGAACCGAACGAGCATCGAAGTAGACAACGAGCGCGAAAAGTTTGATCGGGAACGCTTCATTAAAATAGAGTCAACACAGGCCGAAACCATGCGCGTTGTCAAAACCATCGCGGACAAACTGCCTGAATCATTTCCGCCGCCCGTTACCACGATGCAAATACAAAACAACTCACAACAGATAAACGAACAGGCGCGCGTGTTTGATGCGCGAATGGGTAACGTTGAGAATAAAATAGATTCCCTGGACGAGCGTGTGGATCTAGGGCAGTCCGCGATCCTCAAAGCGATTGAACGCACAAAAGATAATTGATATAATGCTGGGTAGTGTAAAACAAAAAGGGTAACACTATGCAAACAACCGGGATCTATTCAGAAAAAGAGTACAAGGTAAAGTGTAAACAGGATGAGGTCTTTTACTTAGTGCCGTTTGGCGATGTCCACTTTGACTCACCTACGCACGCTGCAGCACAGTTCGATCGGTTTATTGCTAGATGGGCGAATGTTAAAAATGTGCGATTCTTAGGCATGGGCGACTATATGGATCTGAGCAGCACAAGCGAACGTGAGATCCTTGGAAGTCAAAAACTGCACGAAAGCACAAAAGAAAATCTTGATAGCTATTACAGGGACTGGGCTGACAAGTTTTTAAAGAAAATCGAACCAATATCAGATCGAGTGCTAGGTATGATTGAGGGCAACCATTACTCTGTTTTATCCGACGGGCGAACCACAACAGACTATATGTGTGATCAATTGGGTATCGATTCGCTGGGCGTTTTGACACACTTCCGCCTCAAATTGATAACAGGATCAAAGGGTCGCCGCGCTGGATCTGTGACGGTGTATGCTCATCACGGCAGGGGCGCAAGCGCCAAACCTGGCGGCAGCATTAACAAAGTGGTGGAAATGAAAGACAGCGCCCGCGCAGACATTTACTTAATGGGCCATGACCACCAATTAAACGCAGCGAAACAAGCCGCTACGGAATTACATAATGTGCTTGAAGAGCGCGAGACAATACACGCCAGAACGGGATCTTTTCTCAAGGGTATGGTCCCCGGCAAGCCTTCATACATTGCCGATATGTGCGGCGCACCGCGACCGTTAGGCGCTCCGCACATAGGGCTATACCCGTGGCGCGACAGATCAAACGGCGGCGACGTCATCCGCGTGTACAAAGAGGTTACAATATAATGGATGGGCAAAGCATAGAGGACGTAACAAACGAATACTACGACACAGCCGAAACCCTAAAAGCTACCCAAGCGCAAAGCAAGCCACGGCCCACGTTAATTCCTATGCACGCGCTCGAAGTTGTCGCGAAAACTTTAACGACTAACGCGGCGAAGCATGGCGACTACACCTGGCGCGATTGCGACCCGGTACTGTACAACGACGCGCTATGGCGGCACATGATAAAGCTAGGCAAAGGCGAAGCACTAGACGAAGATGGCACGCCACACATGGCAGCTATCGCTTGCAACGCGCTTATACTTTTAGAGAAGGAGCTCACATAATGAGTGTACTGGACTGGTTCAAGAAGCGCGGCTTCAAGATCACGCTATTTAGTTATAAAATTAAGGGGAAACAACGAGGGCGAGGACAACGAAATGCTGGGAAAAATAAAAGCTAAGCGACACGCTTTTAAAAGTGCAGTAAAAGCCAAACGCGCTGAGCGCAAGTACAACAAGGAGATCGAGAAAATGAAACGAATACCCAAAAAGCCGATTGTGGCATCTAAAACAACTCAAAACATGGGCGCGGGCGTGGCGGTATCTGGCGGCTCAGCCGTTGGTATCATCACCTTCCTACGCGCTATGTTTCCAGACATTTTACCGTGGGGCGCAGAGCATGATACAGCGATAGCAGCCGTGGGCGCTGGCGTTATAGCTCCGCTTGTATCGCGCATCATAGCGCGATGGAGGGGATAGCATGACTATACGAATCATAGCACTAGCCCTGCTTGTGTGCTTCTTTGCCGGATGTACGACTACCGCAACATTTGACGCTTTCGGCAATAAGACCAGCGAAACGCGCAGCATACAGATCACGGCGGAACACATAGCAGCACTTGAGGCGCTACACGCTATACTGCTTGACTCGGTTGACGCTTATGTAGACCTCAAAGGCACGATTGACCAGGCTGAATATGAGCAGGAACTTGCAGAGCGAGAAGCAAAAGCGGCAGAGATGGCGGCGAAGATTGACGCGCTAAAAGAACTGCTAGCTGTACTCCCTAAGCCTCCTCTAGCATCCTCTAGCATCCCCTAGTACACCCAAAGCACCGCGTCAGTCCTTGCGCGTGTGCAGCCCGTCACGGTTCTACCCTTCGCCGTGGCGGGCGTTTTTGTGTCTAGGCAAAAAGAAACCGCGTGTGCTACCGTAAGCAATAGCACACGCGGGTGCGCGAAACAGTCGCGCTATGCACCAAGCGGAAGCGGTGCAAATTCGTGGAGCTGGGGGTAATCGAAACCCCGTGTCTCAACTTCCGCAAGCGGTTTTAGTCGAGAGCGACAACCTTTCAGCCCCATAAAAACTACTCTACCGTCCTATACCCTTCATACTTTGGTACATCCTGGAAAGCAGTAAGCGGCGGTGGTTGCGGTGCTTCTGGCGCGTCGTCGCTTGGCTCGTTTACAATCTCCAGCAAGCCGCGCATAAGCAACTGGATATGATCGCACTGTAAACTGGCTTCCAAGCAATCTTCGCACTCATCTTCTATACTTTCAATAAGTAGTAAAGCCGCATCCACGAAAGCACTTATTTTGGTCGCATCCATTTTTTTAGTCCTTATGTTATTATTTCGTAAGGGTCAAAGTCTACAGGCCGATCCAGTTTCACGCGCTCTGCGTGTTTGTCTGCTACGTCTGCCGCTTCGCGCTCTTTCATGCCGTCGTTAAAACCGCGCATAAACTCATCATTTGACGGGCTGTATTGATTGCACCATATGCAGCGCATTTGGTCGCCCTTTCCTGTTGGTACATAATGATGCGCGTATGCTATCTGACATTGTTTCATGGTCGATTGTTCCATCTACGCTTTGGCCCGTCGTCTATATGTGTGAAAGTATCGTAGCGCCCAATACCGCCATTATACAGTGTCGGGATCAACTCAGCGGCGCGGGCTATATCTTCAGGCGCACACTGCGCCGACGACAGATCAAGCGCGTGCCCGCGTAAGTGTTGCGAGCCAGTAGCACCGCCAACAGCGCGGTTGTGCGAGAAGCAACGGCAACCACTATTGACGCGCAGTGGAACACCGAGCGTGTCGCGTAGCACCTGGAACGCAACCACAAGCGCCGGAGACAATTCACCGAACGTATCACCAAAGCCGCAACCACACTTGCAAGCGACTTCGCCAACGCTCAAGTTTTTACTTAGTTTCATTGGGTAGCCTCCTGGCATGGTTCACAGTAGTAGATCCCTTCTATCTCGCTATAAGTATCTTTACCGCAAACGACACAAGCACACGGGCCTGTATCTTCACTATCTACCGCGCCGCACTCCAAGCACTCAGTATATGGTGTCGGTGTTGTGTGTGTTTCGATAGCTTGCGATCCACATATTAAACATTTATTTGCCGAGAACTTCATAAGGAGATCATACACTACAGCGTAGCGCGTGTCAAGTCGGTAAAACTAGCACTTGACAGCGTGTGCGTGTTGTGGTAATCTTGCCAATAGAACGACAAACCAAAACGGAAGGGTTTATAAAATGTTGAAAAGTTTAGCGTCACACTGTACACTCATCGATTGCGACGATTGCGCGGAAGGGTATGAGTATTTGGGAAGCGTAACTGAAACCGTGGCGGCTTTTACCCGCGACGGCTGGGCAATAACTGAAGACTTGTGTCAGTGTGGATCGTGTGCAAAAGAATGGAACGAGGACGAAATCAAACAAAAAGCGCAAAGCGCGGAAGGAATTAAGTAATATGAGAGTAGGAACAACGAAAGACGCGGAGTTCTATTATATACGCGCTCTAGTCTACGGCGACAGCGGCACAGGTAAAACAACAAGCCTTGGCACGTTGCCAGAAGAGTCAACGCTCATCGTAGCAGCGGAGCGCGGATTATTGCCGCTTCAAGGCCGTGAGTATAATGCTATCCAGGTCGATAAATGGGAAGATTTGCGCGGCGTTGTTCGTGCGTTGGCGAACGGTAGCAGCGACGGCGGCCCGCTCAATATCAAGATCGGCGATACTGAGATCAAGGGCATACGCACTGTGGCTTTTGACTCACTAACCGAGCTTAACGAGCTATGCAAGCGGCATATAATCGAAGTGGATCGCGTGTCGCTCATCCAAGAGCGCACAAAGGGCGAGGAGAGTACTCCGCGCGGTATCTACGCGGATCAGCTTGGTATGGAGGACTACGGCGTACTGTCGCGGCGTGTGCAAAAAATGGTGAACACGATCAACCATTTACCAGTCAACACTATCTTTACAAGCCTTGGGGCTTGGAAGGAAGATCGAATCAGCGGGCGCACACGGCGCGTTATCGCGCTGAACGGATCGCTTGCTGTTGAGATACCAAGCCAGTTTGATCTTGTGCTACACATGGAATCAAACGAAGCAGGTGATCGCACCTGGCGCACATTTAACGACGATCTACACCTGTCGAAAGACGCAAGCGGAACACTTGCCGATTTTGAGCCGTGCGACTGGACTAGGCTTTTTGGTAAAATTCGCAAATTAAAGCGATAAAAAACAAAAGCGCGGAAGCGCAGAAAGTGAGCAAATTATGAACCTGGCAGAACATTGGAACGAGGGCGGCGAATGGTTGGACGTTGGCGATCATCATGTAGTTGTGAAAGCGTGTAAAACCTTCACGGCGAACAGCGGCACGAAGGGCGTAAATTTTACCTTCGATCGCATGGGCGCAAAACGGGACGCGGCTTTTTACCTTACGCCTAAGGCGCTATGGAAGCTGGCGCGATTCGCGGAAGCGTGTGGATTGACACAGGAACAGTGTACAAAGTACGACCCTGAGAATACGCTACACCATGAGCGCATGATCGGAAAGGAGTGTATGATCCGTGTGGAGAAAGACGGCAAGTACCATGAAGTCACCGCGTTTTGGCCCGTTGACGGCACAGCCCCGGCAGCGCCCGAACCTAAGGCAGCGCCAGCAGTAGCACAGCCCGAAGATGATATCCCATTCTAGCGCTTAGCGCTGACCACCAGGCGCGGCGGTGTTTTCTCTGTTGCACTGCCGCGCCAAATTTTAAAAACAACGAAAGGGTAAAAGATGAGTGACATAATCGAGGAAACGGTAAAGATGCCGATCAAGGGCGGCAATATAGAGTTTAGGGGCAAGGTTGACCTTGTACGCGGTGGCACTTTGATCGATTGGAAAACGACAGCGGATCCGCAGAAATATATCGACGCGCAGGTAGTTGGGTATCAGGCTGAAATGTACGCGCTTGCTCTTCAGGCGCAGGGGCGAAAACTGGATCGGGTTGTTTATCGGCTTATACGAAAGCCTACGATCAAGTTGAGCGGTAAGGATGCGACACCGATAGACTACCAGGATCGTTGTGTCGAATGGCTACGCAAAACACCCGGCGCACTTCTGGAGCATGAACACTATATAACCGATCATAAGTTGGGCCTTGCCTTGTCGAAGGTGGAGGATACCGCATGGGAGATCCAGCAATCGCGCTCGCGTGGGTACTGGCGACAAAACGAACTAGCGTGCAAAGATTTTATGCGCCGCTGTCCATTTGTGCCGCTTTGTAGTGGTTGCGCCACGCCCGAGGACTACGACAAGCGCGAAGACCGTCATGAAGAGCTTGGCGAATCAGGCGAAGGCGATACCGTTACACCGTCTTCTATCAAGTGCTACAACCAATGCGGAGCGCGGTACTATTGGCAGTATGAGCAGCGACTCAAAAAGCGCAACGAGGAAACCAGCGAAGCGCTATATACTGGCGACGTTTTTCATTTCGGAATAGAACAGGTCGCGCGTGGCATGACTATAGCTGAAGCGGTAGAAGTTACGCGAGAATATGGCAACGCACAACCCGTGATCGGCGCAAGCCTTGAGCGTAAACAACAACAACAGACAGCGCAAGCGGCGGCAATGGTCGTTGTAGCGGCTGAAAAATGGAGCGTATAAAAATGATTTACATAGCAACACCATACACACATGACGACAAGCGCATAGAACAGCTACGCTTTGATCTTGTTACCTTAGTAGCGGCGCGGCTTATCGCGAAGGGGCTACACATCTACTCACCAATCACCCATTGCCACCCGATAGCGCAAGCGTACGATACAGGTACAGACTGGGAAACCTGGCGCGATATGGATCTCTATATGTTGGGCGTATGCGCTGAATTGTGGGTGCTTAAAATAGACGGCTGGGAACATTCTGAAGGCGTGCGCTGTGAGATAGCGGCGGCGAAGCACTGCGGAATTGAACTGCGGGTTATGACACCTAGCGAGATGATTGAGGCAGCAAATGAAGCAAAATAAACGCATAGAATACATCCGTGTAATCGACCATGAAAGGTATCAAAGTTACCAGCAGACGAACCCAACGTGGGTTAAGCTACACCGAAGCCTCCTCGATAGCTACCGTTATAGATCCCTTAACGATCCCACTAAGTACCTGTTTTTGGGTCTTATCATTGCCCAATCATGGGATCGATATGGTATCCCTAATGACAAAAAGTACCTTCGCGATATGCTCGGAATTAAGTCAAAAACTATTGATATACAAGCACTTGTGGAAGTTGGATTGATTGAGCTTGTTGACGGCGAAGATCAAAAAAATTTTACAGGTTCAAATAAAAAAATTGTCTCAGAGACAGAGACAGAGACAGAGAAGAGAAGAGAAGACCCGAAAAAGTGCAAAGCACAGCGCAAGCGCCGTGCGCTATCTTTTGATTTTATCCACTATGACGAAATCCGCGACGCATTTAAAACCGCGCACCCCAAAAGCGATGTTAAAAAGCAAAGCGCGTGTGAAGAGTTGTCCAAAATTGAAACCATTGACGGATACAGACCCGACGAAATCCGCAACGCGCTTATTTGGTGTCTGACGAAAGAGCCGCAGGGCGAAGGATTCACATGGCGCAAGCAAATAAAAAGCATCCATAAAAACAGGCTCCGCACTAAGTGCAAGAACGGCGCGTCAAAGTTTCAAAACATCTACGACGCATGGCAGGAATCCCAAAGCAAAACAGCAGCACCCGGCGCAGGGCTGGAGCCGTGGCAACTTGAAGCGCGTAAGAAGCAACACGCCCGCGACGAAGCAAACGCGGCAGAACTGGCAGCAGCGAAGGCAGCGCACGAAGCGCGGCAGAAAGCTAAAGAAAATGAATAGAGACACAAGGCGCCAGGAATCCACAGCAGAAGCAGAGCGCTGGACTGTTGCTTCGCTTTACATTTCACTAGGCGCAAAACTGGATCAAGTGTGCGACATTCTTGGCGCGGACGCTTCCAAATTCCAGGAAAAGAACTACCGCGATATCTACACCGCTATGCTTGAGCTAAGCGCGGAAGGCGTAGCGATTGACGGCGGGGCAATGTTTGGAAAGTTAAAAAACAGCGAAGCGCTCCAGGAGATCCCCACACTATGCCAAGGCATCGAAACAAGCGCCCACGCGGAACACCATGCAAAAGCGGTGCTAAAGCATTGGCAACGGCGACAGCTTGAGAGCGCGGCCCGTTGGCTCGAAGTCGAAGCGAAGGGTACGGGCGACCCGCTTGACATTATCGCGGGCATCGAAAAACTAACGATGGAAACGACCCAAGGCGCACATGGCGCGGAAGTGATCGGCGCGAAGGATGGCGCAGCGGCTGGCGTAGTGTATCTTGAAAAACTCGCAAGCGCAGGTGGCAAGATCACGGGCGTGGGTTGCGGCATCGAAGGCGTTGACAAATTAACGCATGGATTTCAAGAGAATAATTTAATTATACTGGCGGCGCGGCCCTCAGTTGGCAAAACGGCGTTTGCTTTAAACGTGGCGCACTACGCGGCGATTATGCAAAATCGGCCTGTGCTTTTTATATCGCTGGAGATGGGCGTGGAGGAACTATGGGTGCGGATGCTCAGCATTGCTGGCGGGTTGGACGTGCAAAAAGTTAAAAGTGGATTCTTAGCAAAAAGCGAAATCAAAAAAGCGCGGGCTATACAGTCGGGCCTTGAGGGTTCGCCGCTTAGTGTCATAGACCAGGCGGACACCACTATCCATGCTATACGCTCTGCGGTGCGTACCTTTGCGCGTAAGCACCCAGACGGGATCGTTATGCTGGACTATCTACAACTCATTAACAGCGGCGACGCTGGGCGTAAACAGCGTTACGAAGTTGTGGGCGAACAGTCGCGGATGCTTAAAGGCATGGCGAAAGAGACACGCTTACCGATCATGGTGTTGGCACAACTTGGGCGCGATTCGGAACAGGAACCCGACGGCTATAAAATGATGAAGCACCTGCGCGAGTCCGGCAACATCGAGCAGGACGCGGACGTAATCATAATCTTACACAGGCCCAACGAGCCGAAGGATAAAGACAAACCGAACGATCATGGCGGCGCAGTTACGATTACGATTGCGAAACATAGGAATGGCCCGATAGGATCCGTGCTTTTAAACTTCGACAAAATCGAGCAACGCTTTACCGATGAGGGCGGCGCGTTTATGTGTCGGGAGTACGCGGCAGCGCCAGCGGTTGACGCTGAGCCTTTCGACGAGTACACCGAGGACGAAAACTTATTTTAAAAAAAGTTAAAAAAGTGCTTGACAGTGGTTCAGGATCGTGCTAACATGAGGACAGTTGAGGACAGTTAAAACGCGAAAGCAAACCGAAAGGCACAAAATGAGCAACAACATACAAACAGCAGAACACGCAATAAGCCAGGCTATTAAAGCAATCAAGGGCAGAAAAGCCGACGAAGCCAACCACGGCAGCGATCAGTATCACATTGCCGTCAACGGCAAGGCACACAGCACAGTATCCGGTTATTTCAATTATCTGGACACCATCGCCCAGATGCGCTACGGCTACGCAATGGCCCGCAGCGGCTATAGCACAGGCGGTGAACATTCCACGGGCATCACGATCAAAAACTGGCGGCTCGCTGTCCAGAAGACGGTTGCAGACCGCAAGCGCAACGGCGTAACGCGCCAAAATGTTCCCTGTCTTGCCTTCTAAGCGATTAAATGCTCTAGGCTGATACAGGTAAGGGTAAAGCATAGATCGTGGCGTGGCGACCCCTTAGCGGACGCTCAGCGCGATTCTAGGGATAGGTAAGGGTGGCAAAATGAAGCACAACACAGGAAACAACTGAGGATGAGTAAAACTGGCAATACGATGAACACGGAAAGGATACCGATCATGGGACTGATTGAGATTATGCACTTGCTTTTTATCAGAGAGTTATACCAGGTGATCACAACACAAACGGGAGACACAAACGAATGAAAGTAAAACGAACAGAGCGCGGTTGGATGGGCCATTTTATATGCGCGGATCGATGTCGATTCAGACGGAACACATTGATTGAATGTGGTGATAGAAAAATTGTGATTTCATCTGTCGGTTTGTATTATCAAGACGACCAAAGGGGTTTTGTTCATATAGGGTCTGATCGGTATTTCGAAACGATGGCATTTCATGTTAATTCCAAAAACACAAAATATTATGATCCAGACACAGATCGTCAAATACATTTTAACTCACCATGGTCTATTGCAGAACTGGATGCAGATGATAAAGCAAACATCATGCATGAAACAGTAGTAGATGAACTAACAGAACGCTTAAAAAACGGCGAAACCTTTGAGGACACAAACGAATGAAACAACATAAACGAGAATTGACGGCAACATACGAATCGCCTAACGGCGTAGCGTATGAGATCCTAGCCTGGGACATATTAGAGCCTAGTACCGATGGCGAGGACGCGGACGGAAACCGTGGTTGGCCCTGCTGGGAATGTGTTGACGCTGGCGGTGAATCTGTGCCAGACGCGGACGGAACAGAAGATGAGGACGCTATTGACGGTATTATCCAATCGTTATTTAATAGATTAGAAAATACACCAGTGCGTGTGGCTGGTATATCATGAACGTATTATCTTTATTTGACGGAATGAGCTGCGCCCAAATCGCGCTGAATCGCATAGGTATTAAACCGGATCGGTACTTCGCCAGTGAGATCGACAAGTACGCGATCAAGGTTACACAGGCGAACTATCCCGAAACGATACAACTGGGTGACATACATATGGTCAGTGCTGATACTTTGCCAAATATTGATCTACTGGTGGGCGGTTCGCCATGTCAAGGTTTTAGTTTTGCAGGCAAACAACTAAACTTTAACGATCCGCGTTCTGAGCTGTTTTTTGAGTTCGTGAGAATCCTGCGCGAAGTGAAACCGCGCTATTTTCTCCTGGAGAATGTGCGGATGAAAAAAGAGTACCAGGACGTTATTAGCGAAGCGGTAGGCGTGGAGCCGATCAAGATTAACAGCGCACTGGTGAGCGCACAAAATCGGGTCAGGTTATACTGGACAAATATCCCAGGCGTGGAGCAACCAGAAGATCGCGGCCTAGTGCTACGCGATATTATCGAAGACGGCGAAGTGGATCGGGACAAGTCGCACTGTATTGATGCAAATTATTATAAGGGTGGGTCAATCGACAAGAAACGCAAAAAGGTATTAGCTGGGGAGCCGCTACTACAATCAGAGCAAAGGATGGTGGTTATTGCCAACACTCACCCCAGCGGTAAAGGGATGAATGGCAACATCTACAGTATTGATCATAAGTCACCAACACTCGATACCACCGGTGGCGGTGAGGGGCGGAAAATAGGGTGTCACCAAGTGGGCACGACTAGCGCAACAGGCAAGAACGGAATGCGTAATCGCGTATACAGTGCTGAAGGTAAAAGCCCAACACTTCTAGCAAGCGCAACAGGCGGCGGACAGGAGCCAAAAATAGCCACGAGCCAGCCGACACACTACCGCAAACTTACACCAATCGAGTGTGAGCGGCTACAGACTGTGTCTGACGGGTACACGGATCACGTTAGCAATACCCAGCGATACAAAATGCTCGGTAACGGTTTTACCGTTGACGTAATAGCCCACATTTTAAAAAACATGGAGATCGAATAATGAAACACAACGACGACGAAACATTCTGGATTGGCGTAACGGCTGTACTGTTCGCTGTGGGTGCTTTAATCCTGGTCATAACTGGCGCGGTTACTGCGCTGTCTGGAGTATAATATGCTGTTCTCTCAGTATGTTGTAATTGTTGGCGTGTGCGTCTTCTTGTGGGGCGCACTTGCTAGGCAATCCAAAACGCTAAGCGAAGACGAGAAGGCAGTAAGCGAATCTTTTTCTTTTGTGCCTGTTGCTGTTTTCGGGCTTGCGTTATGTGCGTTTTTAGTTCAACAAATTGCGCGGGTGCTAGGCGCTGCGCTCGGAGGATCGTTTTGATGAGTACACAGATTAACTGTTTAGGTCTCGACCCAGCATACGCAAAACCGACGGCATGGGCTTATAAGGATATTAATGGCGTGTGGCAAACAGGATTAACGCGCACAAAAAACGAAGATGGGCGCGGGTTCTACCTTGACTTACTTAAGGCCGTGGGCGTGTTTGAAGTCAATACCGTCGTTTGTGAAAATGTGTACATGGGGCGCAATGCTGCGGTGATGGCTGGGTTATCGCGCGTGCAGGGCAACATCGAAGGCGTAGCCATTGGCGCGTGTTGTTGTTTTGAGTTACCAGGCGTTACAACGTGGGCCAAGGTGCTACCAGCAATGGATGACGGTAAGCGACCACGCAAGCGCAAGGAGATCATACAGGGCGCAATCCAGTTCGCGGCAGCACTGACGGGCCGTGACGACTTGAGCGAAGACGAAAGTGTAGCTGTGTGTATAGCGCACTGGGGCAACGAAAACTTAAAAGCGGAGGGTGAGTAATGAGTATACGCGATTCCTGGGCAACGCCCGACTATATCTTCGACCCGTTGGATCATGAGTTTGGGTTTACTATTGATGTGTGCGCGACGAAGGACAACGCTAAAATACAAAACTGGATCGAGCTTCCAAACAACGCACTGGAATTATGCTGGAGATATGGCGACGACAACAACAACTGGGATCAGTGTGTAGCCTGGTGTAATCCGCCATATAGCGACGTTGCTCCATGGATAGCCAAAGCAATCGAGCAAGCGCGGTGCAACAACGTAACAACTGTTATGCTAACAAACTACATAGTAGACTGCGCCTACTTCCACGAACACTTGCCGCATATCGAGGAGATTCGCCTGGCGCTAACCCGTATCCAATTCGAGCCGCCCGAAAGTGTGGAGTCTTCAAGTAACAGCAAGCCGCAGCAACTAACAATCATCACGCCCGAATCAGCGAAGGCGCACGGCACGCCGCGTATAACGCTATGGGCTAACGGCAAAAAGCCGAAAGGGTAAAGCATGAAGCACAACGGCACACAGCATCACGCGATGGATACTATTGGGTACAAGTCGGTAATACTAAGGCAGAACCGAGAAAAGCAATCCAGTACTGGCGACGCTTCCGAATTTGAAGGGCGCTACAAAAATAGGCGCGGCGGCGCTACTACAAAAGCGGGTATGCACTACAGCAAAGCTAATGGCCCGCTAACGTACACACAGCTATTGTTATGTGTTGACTGCGGCGAGCTATTCGACCGTGGCGAAGCGCTACGGCGCAACACGGATCGCGGATGGATGTGTAAGCCGTGTGGCGAAAAACAAGACGCGCAAAAGGTAGAGCCAGCACGAACACTATTAGAAGCGGAGGGGCGCAAGTAGTGCCGATAAATTTAATACACGGCGATTGTTTAGAGAAGATGTGCGATATACCAGATCATAGTGTTGACCTGGTACTGACAGATCCGCCCTATGGGACAACTCAGTGCCAGTGGGATTCTATAATACCCTTTGAGCCTATGTGGGAACAATATAAGAGAATTATTAAACCCAATAGAGCTATAGTATTAACGGCTTTACAGCCCTTTACCACCTCCCTGATAGCAAGTAATATGGAAATGTTTAAGTATACTTGGGTATGGCGTAAGAATAGACCCGTAGGCTTCATGAATGCAAAGCTAAAACCTTTGAAGGCATATGAGGATATCGTGGTGTTTTCAGAAGGCAAGACCAGTAATTGTGATCCCAACAACATGATTTATAATCCTCAAGGTCTAATCCCCTGTGAAGTGAAGGGAACCAAGTCAGGAAACACACATAAGCAAAATGATTACTACAGACCCTCTCATGATAAAGGGTATACGCAAAAGTGGACCAACTACCCTACAGATGTATTAGAGGTGGACGAAAAAGGCGAAGGAAAGAAGGTACACCCCACTCAAAAACCCGTATCATTAATGGAATATCTTATCAGGACGTATACGAATGAAGGAGAGACTGTACTGGACTCATGTATGGGGAGTGGGTCTACAGGCGTTGCGTGTGTGCAGACTGAGCGCGATTTTATCGGGATCGAGCGTGACGTGGAGTGTTTTAAGATCGCAGAAAAACGCATAGCTGACGCGATTCGCGCAGGTGCGCAGCAGGAGTTGTGTTAATGCCAACGAAACCACTAAGCCACGCGGAGCGACAGCGCAACCGACGCGATACACAACGCGCAAGCGATGAGCGGCGAAGGCATAGCACGACCAATAAAATACACCAGGATCCACGATGGCGCAAGGTTTCCAAATGGTACAGGTTACAGCATCCACTATGTGAAGATCCGTATGGTACACATAAGCGATTAGGTGAAACACAAAAGGCGGATCATGTTCACCACATAATACCGCTTGTTGTAGATCCTGAATTAGCGTATAATGGAGACAATCTACAAAGCCTGTGCGCGACTTGTCACAACCGCGTGGAGGCTGAAACGCGAAAGGGTAAGCGATGATCGACAAATTAGAAACCTTCGACAGGGGCGCAGCCGATGCGCTTGAACACTTCCAGAAGTTTAACGCGCTGCGCTATAGTTTCCCCATTGGCCCGCGTCATGTAGTACTCAGGCCAGCACTAGACGGGAGAAGAGCGCGGGGAACCTGGGACAAGCAAGTCTATACAGCGGCGACTATTGAAGCGGTGATTGAGCGGATTCGCGAGGAAATAGCATGATGGATGAAACAGACAAAGGCAAACTGATAGAACAGATCGCAGATTCTGGAATAGATATGATCTATGGCTTACGGCGCGACGGGTTAAGTGAGCGCGACATAAAAGACAGAACATTAGCATGGGCCGTGGGCCTTGCCTTTATCCATAATAAGGAATTGATTGATCTTGTGTTTGACCGCATGATCGAGAAGACAGCAGTAGACGACAACGAGACACCCACGGCGGATATCATAATCGAACAAATGAACCAGGAGGAAAGACGGTGAGATCCCGAAGGATTACAGCAGTAGCAATAACAGTGGAGCGTCTAAAATAATGCCAACATTCACCTATATTTGCGGATCCTGCGATCATACCTTCGAAGCGCTGTATCAAACGGGAGCGCCCGAGGTTGTGCCTTGTTGGTGGTGTAAAGCTGAAGCGCACCGGCAGATAGGTAGCGGCGGGCGTGTGATCTTCAAGGGTTCGGGTTTCTATGAGACGGACTACAAGGGGAAGTGAACGCGCTATAATGGATTGTAAGCGATTATAATTCAATAGGGTATACGGTTCCACTGTGCTACAGATCGTGGCGTGGCGGGCATCCTGGGGCGTGTGGCAGGGGGTATTATATTCTGGCAGTGGCTGGAATCGCGTTACCATGCCGTTTAGCAAGCGTTTTTTTTCGAGGGTTTTTAGTGTCGGTTTGCGTGACAAACCAGAAAGGGCAAAATGTAACAGTTTGACATAGAACAGTAAAGTATGATATGATCTTTCGTGCAATCCTGCGCGGAGGATCTTTCTTTTATGGGTCAACGAGGACCACAACCTACACCAACAGCTATTGCCAAGCGGCGCGATAGCACTGTCTTATATGAGCGCGATTGTGAACCAATTTTTGAAGTGGGTATACCAGACGCGCCAGCCTGGCTCGATGATCACGCGCTCAGCGAATGGGATCGCATTACTTCGGATCCTACTATGCTGAGCGTTTTGTGTTTTATCGACCAGGCGATCCTAGCTGTAGCCTGCGAAGAGTTCAGCCGCTACGTTAGGGCATCCCAGTATATACGCGAAAACGGCGAGACGTACATAGACGGCAAAACGGGCAACCCGCGCAAGCATCCAATGGTTGACGTAATGTCTACAAGCCGTGAAGGTTGGATGCGGGCCAAGGCTACACTGGGACTATCACCAGCAGACCGCACCCGCGTTAAAACCCACGACGGCACAGGGCATGAGTTTGGGCGCGACCCGCGCGGACGTAAGCGGGGCAAAGGTAAACCGCGCAACGTTACGCCGCTGGTAATTTCATGAGCGATAAAGTTGAAGATCTTATAACTACTATTCCAGGCTACGACCCACACGCCGACGCGAAGGGCTACGCGTTCGACGCTGCAAAAGCGGAAGCGGCGATTAACTGGTTCGCCGAGTACATCACCCACGCTAAAGGCAAATTAGCAGGTAAACCATACACGCTTGAGCCGCACGAACGGGCGATCATAGCCAACATTTTTGGATGGTATGATTTGAAAGGTAACAGGCGCTACCGCGAAGTGTTGTACTATGTGCCGCGTAAAAATAGTAAAAGCACACTTGTTGCCGCGATTATACTTTACATTTTATACACAGAAGACGCTCCACACGGTGAGATCTATGGAGCGGCGGCAGCGCGTGAACAGGCGGCGCTCGTTTTCAATATCGCAAAAGGTATGGTATTAAACAACCCCGAGCTTGCCCGCCACGCTACAGTGCAACAGAAGATAATTGAAGTAGGCACGAAGGTTTATAAAAGCATAAGTAGCGACGCGAACACGAGCCACGGCTACAACACTTTGTGCGCTCTCATCGACGAGTTGCACGTCCAAAAGGATAGGGAGCTTGTGGACGTTATAAACACAAGCACAGGCGCACAGGCTCAGCCGCTTGTAATTTATACGACCACGGCGGACTATTGCCGGGAAAGTATATGTAACGAAAAACACGAATACGCCTGCAAAGTGCGCGACGGTATCATAAGCGCGCCGACGTTTTTACCAGTAATATATGAAGCCACGCTGGCGGATGATTGGACAGATCCTGAAGTATGGGCGCAATGCAACCCTATGCTTGGGAAAGTTTTTGATCTTGACTTTCTGCGGAAACAATACGAAGAGGCGAAAGAAACGCCCGCATATGAAAACACTTT